CGCTCGGCTGATCCATAAACAGCAAAGTTGGCTGGATCACTATAATCCACCTGTGGTATAAAACGATTAATCCTCTCGATCTGCTCTCTGACGTTATCCGCAGATTCAAGCTCGGGGACGTTCTTGACTACCTCTTCTTCTAGGTTAGTCGAGACGAGTATGTCGTTTGTTTTATTTGAATCAAATAGTTTTTTGATACTCATACTTTAACTACCTTAGTTATTCAACTCTAAATTTAAAGATTTCTGATTGCTCAACCCAACTCCCTATGTCTTCGTTATAGAATGCTAGTTTTATACCGTTAACATATCCGGGCTCAAAAAGTGCCATATCTAAATCAAAATAGGATCCGGATGTGTCATATGAAAGGAAAGTATAATATGGTGTGCTTCCCGTTCCGTGTGGTATAATTTTTAGATCATCTATAACCCTGAAGACTTCNAAAGAGCCNCTTTCAACAATTTCAACCTCTGGCGTGCTTACCGCCTTAGTGTAAATAGTTGGTGTCCAATCTTTTTGGCGACTGTAAACTCTAAAACGTGCAGTCTCTTCAGGACGATACTTTTCTCGCAAGTTTGTTATTGTAACCACATAATCGTTTGTGGGGGCATTGTACATGTTTGTAATGGTTTTGGGTTCGATTGTTCCTGTACCGTATTGGATGCCCGTTGAGGCATCGGCCGATGAGTTATCTAGTTTAAACCATATGTCATTGATCGTTGTAAGGGGGGTAGCAGCAGCCGTCATAGCAAATGAGGCCGAGTATATACCAGTAGAAACATGACCGCCTGTGACCGCAAATAAACCTGTTGATAGAACGTGGGTGCCGTCTGCCACAAGTGAGATAGCTGATCCAGTGGGTGTGCCTGCTGAAGAGGAGAAGATGCTTACGCCTATATTATCTGTTCCAATATCAGGTATATTACGAAGTCGTCCTCTAAAGTAGTTATAAAAGAAGATAGTATTTAGATTCTCAGGTCCAGTAGCTAAAGAACTGCTATAATAAAAGTTTCCTCGGTCGTCCTCAATTGAAGAATCCCAGCGAGCCTCAATATTTGGTTGCTTATAGAAAAACTCTGTACCTCTTGCGAAGAATCTTTTTGTATAATATGATCTTGCAGCAGTGGAATAAGTGTTAGATAAAAATACACCGACCCCTTCGTCTTCTTTTTGTCCAAGATTAGAGGAGGATAGCCACTGTTCTACAAGCGGTGTAATGTCTAGTTCTATGTCTTCAGTGCCGTCATCGAAGGATGCGGAGAAAGAAGAAGATGTATCGGAGAAGTAATCGCCGCCTGTTGTAGCCCAAGCGCCGGATCCACCAGTAAAACCCACGGTAAAACTAACGCCGTTCATAACACCAGATGGTATTGCGCTGTTACCTGCCACTCCTCCTACATTTTGTGTTAAGGTCATAAATCCACTGTCCGATAAAGCACCAGAAAGCGAAGTTATAGACATCTTAAGTGTGCCAGCCGTTATGGCAGCAGACAAAGCATTGTGAACTGATGTTATTGCTTTAGCTGCTGTGCCGTCAAGGCTGGTACCTATTAGTGTTGCGGTTGATTGTGTCTCGGTTTTGCTACTATCCGATGTAAATGTAACGGACGTACCATCAGTATTTATAAGAGTAAAACTTTGGCCGTTGCCGCTTAAATTTTGATCAACTTGGAAGCGCATTGTGGCAGCGACTTGATTTGTTTGACTATTTACCCAGTTGGAAGCACCAATGTCTTTGTAACCTTCCATATCAAGGCCTGTACCCTCATTCCAAGAGCCTGAAATGGCTGAGACATCCATTGTGTATGATTTAGGAAGAGTCTGGCTGTGGGGTGCGTTGTAGAGTCTTAAAAAGAAGTTTACATTACCACTAACAGGAATAACTCCTGCATCTCTGTCTGCTTTAATAGAATCGGTTGATGCAGTGCAGTCAAATTTAATCAGTACTCTAGCCTCCTCCGTAGAAGTGGAGTTTGCTTGGCCATAAATTGAAAACACCTCCAGAATATCAGAGGCCCCCATGTTGGACCCAGTAGCTCGGGTAACTAAATTCTCTTTGAAAGCGTTTGATATAGTATTATCTTTTTTAGCGTAGTATCTTTTAATACCCATTATCTTACGGTTCCTTTAATATCTATTCTTGGGAACTTGATCTCAATTATTACATTGTCTGGGACTGATAAGTACCTGCCATCGAGGGACATATATTGATCAATGTTAAGGGCTGAGGATGAGTAGTTTCCTCCAGACTTACTGACAAGCTTCACTCTGGATGTATCCACCACGCCGCGCACCTTGTTGAGTTCTGTATATACATCGGTAATATAAAACCTTTCTCCTATAAACATCGGAGATGAGTATTTTCTTCTAAGTGCTTGTATACAAGAATCTAACACTTCGTATTTGTTTATTTCTTCGCTTGATACAACCTCAAAATCGATAGCTATATTAACTATCTTAGCATCCAGAATATCTACCGTATCATTGATCATGCGATATCTGTTTAAGTGAACTTTTAAGTTTTCCTTGATAGCATTGTTTGTAGTAGCCATTTTACCAAATGAGTTCTCAGAGATAACATAAATGTTTAGATTTCGTTTCAATGAATCTTGGTCTCTGACAACTCTTGCGCGTTTGACGGAACCAAACTTGCCGGGCATCATATAAACAAGAGCTTCGTAGTCTTGCGAAGTAACAGCCCTGTTTTGACTAGAAAAAGCCATCATAGCTTCTTGTCGAACTTCTTCGCGTGATGGGATTGCTGTTGAGCCAACTAGAGGCTCTTCATTTGAACACTCTATACTAGCAACAACATCCCTTGCTGCTGCTGTATTTGCTATAGTTGGGTCGTTAAACTCAAAAATAGGATTAGCTACTGCCGTGATTGATCCAATAGCTGCGTTAGCATTTGAAGCAGTATTTTCTCTGAACCTTATTGTTAGAGTTGTGTTTGCTGGTCCTATGCCCAACTTGTCATTTCCAACCAGATTAGATGGATCAAAGGATACATCAGTAGTATAGTCTTTCGCGGCCCTTTGCAAGACTACATTTGCCGGGTCGGCGATTGTCTGTGAAGCTGTTTCAGAATCAGAGCCGTGGCCAAAAGTTAATGTAACTCCATTAATATCTCTTTCAACTGTAAATCGGCGCGCAGCAACAAATGGTCTCATAAGTGATGGAGCATTTTGTCTTGTATTTTCATCTCTATTGGGAACAGCCTTGTATACAACATCTTGTGTTAAGTATTCAACTTCAAAATATTCGTGACCTTGTGAATCAAATACACTGGTTATTTCTACTAGGTTCGCGTTGTTTATACGAACCGTCTTAAACTTTTGGAACGCACCTACAATCTCAGTAGTTTGGCCAAATATGCCTGATATTACCTGCCCTTCGGCCTTAACAGCATAACTTGTGGGTACGCCTGTTGTAGTATCGGTCTGCGCGGCTACTACTTCATTTGATGGGTCATCAAAACGAACATCATCTGTCAAAATAAAAGAGGCGCCAGAATCAGACTTAACCACGGTATTTGCTTTTAATATTGGCATATGGGTTGTTCTTGGGCCGAGACCGACTGATGTGGCCGGAACTATTGCATAAAAAGAAACCATACCAGAAGTTGTTTTGGCTCCGGTATATTTGTATCCCATCTGCTTGGCTATTCGAAGAATATTTTTAAAGTCAACGGCCGTATCAATAAAAGACTCGTTAACCTGATAGTCAAGATAGAATGACATAATGTCGCCGACATAAGCGACCGTATCAAGCATTAAAGAGCCAAAGGAGGCCTCGCTGAAATCTTTAAACGTGTCGGGGTAATATCTCTTTGTATAGTTTATGAGATCTTCCCTAATGGAATCAAAATCTCTGCTAGTATAATCTATGGGTACATTTCTTCTGGCCATCTAATGTTTCTCCCTCTTTAAATAGTATTCAAACAAACATTTAAACACATAGATTAATAGCCGCCGCCAGATCCACCAGAACCGCCACTAGTAGATGTGGAGGCTCCGGAGCCCGCATCGATGGTCAATTCTGAAACAACGTTTGCGGCTGGTATCGAGTATTTTATTCTTATGACTAAGCCGTTGTCGTCTGTCTCACCGACTATTGCGGTTTGTGGTTTATACAATTCAAGACTCACTAACTCAATATATGGCAAGTATTTTTCAACTTGAACTTGGATTCTGTTTCTGATTCTTTCTCTTGTATCGTTATTATTTGGTTCAAAGAGGAAGTTTCTGATGCCAACTCCAAACTCTGGGATCATTATTCTCTCGCCGGGGGAGGTTAATATGACCATTTTTAAGTTTTGCGATGCCATATCAGTTAAATTTTTATGTAATGTATATGGTCCATCCACCGTATCTACTGTAAGTGGTAGAGCTATTGCTAAACCTTGAGCCATTATTTATTCCTCCACATTAATATATAGTTAGTCGCACAAGTCGCCGTCATCGTTATATGGATTACCTGTAACTCTAAGGCCCCTTTCCCACCAACGAAGCCCATCTTCAAAGTTAACCTTTGGTCGGATTGAGTTTCTTAAAGAATCGGCACTATTCTTTGGATCCCTATCGGAAGACATATCAAAATCAAGAGCTTGTGCTGCTTCATAGAAACTTTCGAATACTCTTCTTGCAGCCTGACGGGACCTTTGAAAAGCTTTCTGTGGGCTATGGTTCCACTTTCTAAATTTCTTGTGAGGTTTTCCGCCCGGATATTCCCATACGTCCCCACCTTCGTTTGGATAGCCGGTGTTGCCTATTGATGATGTAAAACCCATTGTTGAGTACATCGCGATCAAAGAAATAAAACGAGGCAACGGGAAAATATATTTAAACATTGTTCGGAACTCAGGAGTTTTTTGCATCTCAGGAATCAAACAATAAACATCATAAGAATCAGCCTTAAACAAATCGTATTTTTGATCTGGTATTGGAAGCTCTCCGGATGCAACAGGTATAAGGTATCTGGTTTCTCCTGCGCGATCGACGACATTAAATGCCTTATTTTCTCTGGAAACAGACTCTGGTATTGTGTTCATGACCTCTTCAAATGCGGCGTTGTCCTCCTTAGCAACAAGGTAGCTTAGTCGCAGTCCAAAACTCCATCCTTCCCACAAGTCAGATATATTACCCTCTATTCCTCTAGAGGCCACATTTTTAACATATGCTTCCCAGTCATCTATATTTACAATGTCGTAAAGATTTGAAGATCTATCCACGTCAGATCCGGGGGCTTCTTTTTCTTGTATTCTAATATATTTTTCCAGCACAAATGGCCAGTAATTATTTGTAACAAAGCTCACCGAATCATTAGATCCTCGCCGGACCGGACCAGCCTCTATCACATAATCGGTTGGATCATTTACATCGCCCATAACATTATAAGGACCCTCGGCATCTACAGCACCACGAACCCAATCAGGACTAAGAGCCATGAGATTATTAACATTATTGACCACTGGCGGGATTGCATTTGACAGTTTATCCCTTAAAAATGTAAATTCTTCTCTAATATACCTTCTTAAGAACAGGAGCGCGTCTTTTTCGGTGCGGCCAACAAAATCTTTAAATGCCCTGTCTTTTGCATTTTTAGCAACTCCCTTATTAAACCTGTTACTTCCTGCGCCAATACCAACCGCAGAGGCAGCAGCGGAAGTAGAGAAAAATCCATCAAAAATACCTTTGCCTTTGATGGCAGCATCTGATAAACACTCAAGTTCTCCGTCGAACTCATCATAATAAGCCATTATTTCATTCGCTATCCTATCAAAAGCAGCGTTTTCTTCATCAGTTAAGTCTTCAGCAGTTAATATTCCAGCGTCTAGTTTTCTTTTAGTGTTGTTAACCGCTTGCTCTAAGAACCTGTAGTAGTAAGTATTGTCTGCTGCACCTGTTCTCTTGGCACCATCAACGACAAGACCTTGCTTCATTCTTTCAACAACAAACGTCAACATTAGGTCATCATAGTTATCTTTTGTTAATGCGAATGCTGTGAAGACTGGTATCGTTCTTAAGAACACGTCCAAAGTGTATATTCTTATGATTGCCCTCATGGAGGCTTCAAGGTTGGCAGCGTCAAAAGAACTAAGAATCTTATCGTATGGCGCTTCTTGAGAACAGAGCGGATCATTTTGTAATCTTGGATCTGCTGTTAGCTCAGATTCTAGCGAACTTATGAGATCTGACAAATCCTCTAAGTTATATATGGCTTTAGATTCTGGTTCGCAGCCTGATACTTCAGGAACTAGTGTGTCGCATAAGTCTAACCAGCCTTTGAATCTTCTGGCCTTTACATAAAACGGAGGAGGAACTAAATCAGGGTTTGCCTGAGCCCTTGGGCCACCAAACTTTAATGGATCAAGTTCAATAATCCTAGCCTGTCGATCTGGGTTGTACCCAAACTGGAAAGCTCTGGAGATATTGTCAAGGCTCATCTTCTCCGAGATTTTCTTTTCTATTTTACTAAGATCGTCATCGTCTCTGCTCTTGTATCCGTCATTTGGGTTCCCAGTTGATACAAGTGTGGAGATTCTTTCTATGAATCCTGTTGAGAGTTGATCAAATAGATTTAATCTTTTTATCGGGTCTGGGAAATCCAGCGGGTCAAAGAGATCTTCTTTTTTAGCAAAATAGTTTCTAAATGCCCCTCTGTCCATAACTCTAACTGCTGTGCGTTGGTCCTCCGAAATGTCAGTTAGCTGACTTCTAAAGAAGTTATATAATGCCTCAGTCTCAAAAGAATCACCCAGTGGATCCGCAGTTGGCCTTGTTAACGGTTCACCCGGTGTTGCTTCGGTCAAACCATCTAAGAAATCAGCTATGTCATCCGGTGGGTTGGACACAACTTCAAATTCATATCTAGGGAAAGAATAACCCGAGGCGCCCGGTTGGTAAATTGATGTTGTTAGTTGTTGATTACCAAGTTGGCGTAACTCCTTCTTAGTCTTGCCAGAAGGTTTGCCAGTTTTGTATGTTTCGGTAACTTTAACTTTGTATCTGTTATCATCAATTATACGCTGTGTTTCCTGATCGAACAAGTTGTAATCGTACTCAATAGTAAACTGATATGGCGACTGATTATCTTCAGGATCTGTTGGGTATGCTCCGTATTTTAATACAACATCAGCAGAGGATGTGTCCGGGAGAGGTAGTAACTTATGTTTCCCGCCATATTCATCAAGGAATAGTTTGCCTTTTGTTCCTGACCGTGAGGGGACTCCTTTTTCGCCCGGTTTACCGACACCACCTAAAACTTGCTTACCTAACAAGACCTCTCGGGCCAAGTCGGCAGCCGAGTTTTTAGGATTCACCTTTCTAGCTAGTTTGAGGCCTCCAGCGGTATCTTCATCACCAGCAAACTCCTCGAAGAATATCTTTTTAGCAATACCCGAACGAAGATCTTGAGCGAGAACAGACCTCTTAGATTGAGATCTATCTTCAATATCATTCTCTCTAATCCAAGCTTCGATATATTTGCTACGCTCATCAATGCGTTTTTCATTAACTCTTTGAACTCTTTCAAATTCCTCTATAGCTGATGCCATGTTAGGAAAGCCCGGAGGTTTAGTTGTAGTGCTAAACGTCATGTTTTTGTGCATACTTTTAAACTTCTTGGAAAGATGGGCCGCGACGGTTGGAGGATAACCACCATTAGAATATCCAGCGCCGAAAGATTGCCTTCCAGACTTGCCACCTTCCGGACCATCCAGTACTTCACCAAATACATTTATAGGCTTGTTTGCGTTACCATCAACCTTACCCTCTTGGGGTTTCATAATCGCATTATCACAATGATAATCAAAGAAACCAAAATCTGCTGCCAGCGGGGCACCAAGATGCTCAACATACCAGTTATGCTGTTTATAGGGACGGCCTAAAGTATCAGATAAGACAGCATTTAAGAAGCCACCTTGGCCTGTGCCTTTATTAATATTACCCCACAAGTCTCTTAGGTGAGCTTTTTCAATGGTTTCCATCATTGATTTAGAAATATTATTGTTAAGAGCCTTTTGAAGTGGATGTTCTGTTGGGAAGAAACCTGCGGCTGGGCAGTCCTCGTCGGAACTCATTGGTGGTGTGTTTCCAAACGGCCCATTTTGCATCACATCGGCTAGATCTGCCAAATCCATTAGAGCCTTGTCTTTAAGGTCATCAAGAATATCTCTACACTCTTCTTTAGTAAGTCCCTTTTGTTGCAAGAGGTCACACCTGAACTCTTCAATCTTGTCAGCAGTACCGGGAGCACAAGGATAAACGTCTAAGTCGCTAGCGTTTGGCAGCAAGTTATCACATAACTCATTTAAGTTGGGGATAAATGGCGCGAGTGACCTAAAGAAATCTCTGAACGCGTTGGGATCTGAGAATATATCCCTAATACACTCCGAGTCTGATGTTTGTGCAAGCTCCATTGCCATCTTCATTGTTTCGTCGCTTGGGTTGCCCCTTAACAGTTGACATATTTGACCTTGTGTCAGCATCAGAGAGATATCATCAATAAAGTCTCCCATTTCATCATTTGTTAGACGCTCAAGGCAGTCTTGATCTGGGTCACCCAATGCATCAAACAAATTTTTGATTGTTTCATTCATATCCTCTTGGGACGCGTCAGGACAAAGATTATCTTTTAGCAAGTCCCTAAAGTGATTGTTTCCGTTAGTGAGGTCGAGCAAGTTAGCGCCGAGGAGTGCTAAAGCATCACAAGCAAGAGAAAAGATCTTTTCTAAAATTAATTTAACTACTTGCATCGCGATAGCTACAGCAGTCTCAATAATGGCTTCTTTTAAAGCTTTTAAAAGTATCGCAAAAAGGTCAGGGATATTGAGTATGCCAAATTCTGGGAACGTCATGTCAGAATCCCATGCACAGAAATCAAATTCTACGGTGCTCAAGAACGAATCCAGTTTTGGCTCACTATAAATAAGTGGAGTTTGCCTACAAGCCACCCTCTTAAGTATTTGTGATATGATTGGAGCGCCGGGAAGTTGATTTGCAGCCTCTAGTAATTCTTCGGCGCCAAGAGCATCAAACATGGACTGCTTAAGTGCGTCATAAGCTTCCTTTTGAACACCGCCCAAAGCTCTGCCATATGTGCCACCTGAGCCCTTCTGACTATTTGGCTTGGCTGGTTTATCGGCATCTTCTCTTGCTTTTTGTCTAGCTTCCTTAACAGCCTCCGAGCCTCCTTCTTCACGAGCAAACTTTTTCTGTTCGGCGTTTAGTGGACTAACTGAGAAACCTGCACCTGTGTAGTTTCCGGGCTGGTAGTCAGTATCCCAAGGTGCTGGCATATCACCAAAGTTATTTCGCATGGAATCAACAACTTTCTGTTGAGCCTCTGGTGAAAGGCCCAAGAAAGATCTTGTTAATGCGGCGTCTTCCATAGAGTTGAAAGCCGCTTCCGCAAGTAGTTTTGTCGCGTCGTCACCAACTATACCTTGTGCAACACAATCAATAGCTCTCATTGTCAAAGCGATCCAACCACAATGACCAAGCCTATCATTTAGTCTAACAAAAAACTTTTCTTGCACATCTTCTGGAGCATTTGATTCTTTCGCGGCCTTCAAGGAGCCATGTTCTTTAATCTCTACTGCCTGTTGTTGGGGACTAAGTTCTCCCCAAGCAGTGTTTGCTGGGAACATCTCCTGTATAACAATGTCTAGGTATGGATCATCTGCTCGTAATTCATTGCGAAGTTGTGCTAGAACTCGCTTACTCTGTGCCGTAAACACATTATCAAATTCTTGTAATACATTTAAATCATCTTGAAGTTGGTCGCGAGTCTTACAGCTAAACTCACCTAATTTTGCCAAGAACAGATCATCAAAACCGTCAAGAACACCAGTCACATCATTGAAAAAATCATCTACTCTTTCATCTGCAAAATTTGAGTTAATCAAACAACCCAACATAGTTGGATCATTAAACATTGTATTTGAGTTGATACCATTCTGTATTTCAAGAGGGGGATATGTAAATTTGGTTGTAACCTCAAGCCAAGGCATTGGTGTTCGTGCGGTTAATGCGATATCTAACTCTGGTAATGCGCCAATATAATATAACGTTCTAGAGCGACCAAGTGGAGACTTTTTAGTATATTTCTCATATAGGTTTTTAAATTTACCTCGGGGGCCAACTTTAACAACAGGGCAACCCGGTAGATTAACGTGTATTTGTCGAATAGAGTATTTTTCATTTTCAAACTTAAACTTAATAAGTATTTTTTCCGGTCTTTTCCCCGGTTTGAATGGATCCAAAGAAAAGCCAAGATCTTCCATTAATTTATCAAGTTCATGTTTAAATGTAATAAGTTTATCACCCTCAGAAGCTAAACTAAAGGCGCTTGTTCTACCACTATCAGCCTCGACAAGCTTACCACCTTCAAACCCTCGCCACCTCTTAAGCTCATTATCGTAAACCCTAAAGGAGGATACTGCTCTCTTTATCATACCATTAATATCGTTGCCCATAAATGTGACTTCTAGTTTGTCTTCAAACTCCGTTTCTGGTTCCGAAACAAGTCTGTCTGGCGCGCGGTTAAACTGTTCTACGGGAATCGATATTAAAACTCTTGTTCTTGCTTTAAGTTGTAAGGGAATATGATATTCATATGTTGCATATTTCATCAACTCTTTTGGGATATTTATTTCTTCTGTTGATAGATCATAACCTTTCTTCTTAGGTAATAATGCTGCGTACCCAAGGCCAAGCGTGACTGCGGCCGTGGCGCCGACCAGAAGAGCTAAGGTAACTGGGTTTGTGGCTGCTAAAGCTATTGCCGCTGCTGTGCCACCTGTGCCAAGAGCAGCAGTAGTTCCAGCCAACACTCTATCTTTTGCTGGTTTAGCTCGATAAATAAAAGCTGTTGCCTCTCTGGATTTGTTAAAGTAATCTAGGAGCTTTCCAATACCAACTTGTTTTTTATCTTTCTTAAAGTTTGGGCTTTTTAGTTCCGAAACGGTCGGGCCTGTTGATTCAATCTTGTCCGTTGTCTCCGGTCTTAAGCTAGCGGCGACCATAGACTCAGCCCCAAAACTTGGTGGAGCACCAATAATGCTATTGGCAGGTGCATCAAAGACTAACACTATGTTTTGGGTGCAGTTCTTGCCATTGAAAAATACATCACCATTTTCCATCATACGGTAATCAGGAACATAAGCATACGGATTGGGACGACACACAGGGCAAGGTGGCTTGTCATCCACTTGTTCGACTGGATCACATTCAAGAAATTTAAAACTTTCGTCTATTGGGTCATAAAGATCAACATAATCTTCTAGTAAAGAACCATCAGACGTGTCTTTGCCTTCTGACTCGTCATCTGGAGAGGATGGGTTCTGGTTAGAATCAAGATAAGAGCCAGTATCTTCTCCATCTCTGTCCCGGTCTCTTCCACGACGGGATCCAGACTCAAAACCTTCTTCAGTTTCCGCACCAGTATATTCTTCTATACTGCTTTTGCCGTCTTCTCTTCTAATCTTTGACATTTTTAGTTGGTCCTATTGTGTCGGCTATTGATATAATATTTGCCGCCGTGCTCTAAGCAGTTAACTTTTTCAGATATCATATTTTGTTGCTGTGATATTAGTTTTGTCATTTGTTTATTAATAAGAGACAAATAAGCTCCAACACTGGATAGATCCGTGAGGCCCGGAAAAGTAGATATTGGACCTGTTGGGCCTATGCCCAATTTTGGCGAGAGTGTTGCGCTTGACAAAAGAGGAACAATCATTAATAATCCAGCAATAACAGAGTTGAGAAGTAATATATTATCTGACAATATGTCTAAAAAGTGTACTAGATTGTCTCCTTTTGGGATAGGTTGTAGAGGGTGAGGTCTAAACTGTTTTAGATTTAAGATTTTAGTTACGGTGTTTTCTAGACCCGTGCTGAAATCACGGTTCCCGGCGATAAGGTCAATACCGTAAGTCTCGTTTAGCTTACCATCTAAAGAGTTTCTACCGGGTGGATTCTTTCCGGTAACAATCTTAATGCCTTTTCTAGCCATAATCCTAATAGAGTCTGCCTTCATACCAATAGCAGAATCTGCTATTGATTGCCCAACATTACCATCACATATATCAAAATACTTATCGATATCAGCACGTTGAGATATATAAATTCTTGCAGCGTCTCCGGGTTGGCCATTATTCATCGAGCCAAAGCTTTTATCAGCAAAACCCATTTTTTCTTCACCGGTCTTCTTAATCTCTTTATAATTTTCACCCGGTGACCAGCCTTGAAGTCCAACCACTAAATCAATAGCGCCGGACCTAGTATGTCCTTTTCCACCATATCCTGAACTGATTGAAGAATTTCTGTCGCGGCCGAATACAACCCTAGCATTATTTAATACAGTTGGTGGGTATTGTTTTTCGCATTCCGCTAACACATAATTTGGCTGCTTTTCTTTTAAAACCGTATTGTCGAACCCTGCTCCATCTTTAGGGCTCAGTTTTCCGTCAAATGGGCTCAGTTTCTTATTTTTCTTATTTATTTTTTTATCTTTTGCCATTTAATTTAGTACTCTCGATTTCCTAAAAGCTAAATCAGTATATTGTCCTGACCTAGTAATACCCCTGTTACTTCTTCTTATAGCTTCGGCAAAGCGCGGGCCTTTGGTTCTTGCCGCGTGGTCATAAATACTGAAGTTAGGTCCTTTACCCATAGCTGGTGGATAAAATACTGCCATAAAGGCGTCATTTGCATTCTCTATTGGACCGTTTTGATCTATTTTTTGTTGAAAATATTTTTCAACAAATTCCATTTGTTCTACATCACTCATTGCAGCTAGATCTTCAGTTGTTGTGCCAAGATTTTTAGCTGTAGAACCAAGGAACTGTATTAATCCCGTCGCGCCTATTTGGTTAACGGCAGAAGCATCAAAAGTATAGCCAGTCTCAAAGTTTATAACATTGGCTAACCATGCAGGGTCCATCGGGGGCTCAAGATTATTACCTACTTCTACTATTTTATTTGCTAGTTCGGGGGATATTTGTGGGTATGCATCGAGTAGTTCTTGTGCGGTGGCAAGCTGCTCTCTTCCAGAATTATACGCTGCGCCAGCATCTTGATCGATGCCGGCGAAAGGAGTAGTTGTTGGATTACCTCCATTAAAGGCTCCTTGGGCAGAGTTTTGTAGCATGAGATCCCCAAGGATATGGTTTGTAGCCCTGTGTACGATTGAAGAGATATATCCAATAGACCTATTTGGGTCATCAAATCTAACTTCCACTATTGAACCGGGCATCAAGCCTTTGCAATCAGATCCTATTTCTTTATTTTTAGCCATATATGCAGGATAAAAGGTATCCGCAATGCTTAAGAAACCGGCTGTGTCACTTGCCTCAAATGGATTAGGATTTTGTAAATGTGCTTCCGGAATCATACACTTAATATAGACTTCATCACCACCCTCAATGCCATACTGAACTAAATGTACTGAATTGGCATCTGCTGTATCTGCTTTTGAACGTTGTTTAAGTGGCATACTACCAAGAATTGGTTGGCCCGGAGCTTGATATACATATAAAACTATGGCTCGAAGTGTACTAACATTATCAAATATATTTGGAGCGAACACATTTTTAATAGACCTACGATATATAGACATTGGATCATCAATGATATTTGATGATCGTGCAATGGGTGTACCAATAGTCGGAGTTAGATCTGGATTTAACTGACCCGGTAGAATATTTCGGTAATCAACCTCCATCGGTGGTCTCCTGCTGTAACATCTCAAAGATGTCTTCGCGGTCTGTGTCTGTTAAGCCAGTGTCACCAGCCTGTTGCTTGTGAATAAGGCCTGAGATCTTCACTAGCTGCTCGTTGGAGCGTTGCAGGGTCTCCACATACTTAGCTGCTACGGAGCCCACCTGCGTGTGCCTCTCCTCATCCTTAGAGAGGTATCGCATCACATCGTCTAAGAGTTCTTTGGTGATCTCGCGGTCATCTTGTATGTTATTAATCGCTGTCTCAAGGTAGTGATCTAAATCTTTCATAACTCGCCCTTATTCCATTTTTTGCGGAAGACTGCATATTTAACGCGCATTTTATTAAGGTTGTTGACAACTTGCTTGGTGTTTAAACCAGTTATCTCTCTCATATATAAATAAATAGCTTTCTTGTTAAAAATTTCTATGTCTTCGGCACTATCAAATAGAATACGGACGGCATTTACACTTTTTCTTCGTTAACTTTCATTTTGTCGTGTTCCCAAGTGTTAATCTCGTTCTTAAGGAAGTTGAAAAACTCTTCGTGTTCGCGACGGTTGGGATAAGGATTGGCAGTGGAAAGGTATTTCATTTCCATTTCTTTGGGTAACTGCTGCTCAACTATTTCAAGTTCTGTTCGTCTTTTCTTACTTTGCTTTTTAACTTTGTGAATAAACCAGTTCTTGGTAATGACCGAGAAGTAAGAGAATGCTTTCGCTTTCTCTGGATTATACTTGGGTAAGATTGTGACGAGCCACACCTTGCACTCATTTTGTAGATCGGCGATGTTTGGCAGAGTGGTAAACTTATAAGTATAAACTATCTTATCTACCATCTCACTAAACACAGGGCCAATGAACTCATTGTATAAGTATGATCTCTCCCTGATGTCTGTCGATGCCACATATTTGATTATTGCGTTTTCGTGTTCTTTGGTAAAATATTGCTTACCCTTGGCTCTTCTCTTTCTTGGTTTAGGCATCGGCATCATCGGGCACCTCCTCGGTTAACTGTTCTTCTGCTTCTTGGTCGAACAGGGTATAAATTTCTACGAAGTCATCTAATGTTTCAACAAGTCCCTTGGAGTGTCTTATAAGATTTCCAAGAGTTTCATCTCCATAAAATACCTCTAATTCGTGAACATCATTTAAATGCTTGTCAAAAGATAATATTTCTTC